ATCGACACGCTCGTCAGCGTGAACGACACAATCCGCAAGCAGGTGAACGACTCGCTCATGGAAGGCTGGGCAGCCGGCGAGAACCTGTCCGACATGAAAGACCGCGTACGTGACGTGTTCAACGCGTCCGCCGCACGCGCGCGCACGATCGCTCGCACCGAGACCAGCAACGCCGTGAACGGCGGGCGGTTCGACACGCTCGGCCAGAACGGCGTCAAGACGATCGAGTGGATCGCCACACTCGACGGGCACGCGCGCGACACGCATGAGGCACGCGACGGCGAGATCATCGACTTCGGCTCGAGCTTCTCCGGCCCTGGCGAGCTCCGCTATCCGGGCGACACCGGCGGACCTCCAGAGGAAACGATCAACTGCCGGTGTACGTTCGCGTCTGCTTACAAGCGCGACGCCGCACCGACCGACTGACAGAGACCACGAAGGATCCCCCATGACTCACCACGACGACAAGCAGACCGGGTCTCGATGGGATGTACTCTCGCGGACGTTCGGACTGGTGCGCGCATCGGGAGACCTGTCGCGTGACCTGAGCGACCACAAGCGCGTCGCGCTACAGCGCGGGTTCGCCGTGCAGTCGGTGAAGCGCGTTGCATCCGAGTCGGACGGCGGCGAAGTGTTCGAGTTCGTCGCGTCCAGTGGTGGCGACGTGAAGCGCGACGGCAATGCCGTGCTGAACGGAAAGCAGAACTGGCTGCTCGATAACTTCCGCATGAATCCGCGCTTCACCTGGAATCATTCTTACGACCAGCTCCCGCTCGGGACTGTCGTCGACGTGCAGCCCGAGGGCTCCGGCCCGAGTGCGATCCTCCGGTCGTTCCACCGCTTCTCGAAGCGCTGGGACTTCGCCGAGATCGTGAAGGGTATGTACATCGACGGCGACCTCGACTGCGTGTCGATCGGCTGGACGCCGCTTGAGTACGAGCGGATCATCAGCTCCGACGGCAAGCCCGAGGGCTGGACGTTCACGCTGAACGAGCTGCTCGAGATCGCAGCCGTCGTCATCCCGGCCGACCCGAAAGCCCGACTCATCGGGATCCAGAGGAAGCTCCAGCGCGGCCTGATCCCTGAGTCGTTCGTCGAGTTCCTGTCGCTCGACCGATACCTCCGCGAGATCTCCCACGGCGACATCTACGTGCTCGACCATCGAAGCCCATTGACCATCACGAGAGGCGAGATCATGACGACCGAGACTCCTGCTCCGGAGGCCATCGAGCCTACCTCAGATACCACTCAGGCTCCCGCTATCGGCGAGCCCATGCCGACCGAGCAGGTGCCCGCGATTGTCGCCAGCGATGCGACTGTCGGTGCGCGCGCTCTCGTCCGGTCGGAAGCCTCCGATGCCATCGACGTCGAGCTCGCCAAGGTCACGGGCCTACATGAGTCGCTCGAGGCGTCGATCAACTGCATGGTCGCGTGTGGCTTGATGCTGCCCTACGCAGCCGACGATAGCGACGGCGGCATGGGCCGACACCTGAACGTGGCACGGGCCATGATCACCGAGATCGACGCGTGCCTGGCGGTGATTGCTGACGCGATCACCGCGTCGCCTCCGAGCATGGACTCGTACCCGCAGCCGGTTAGCGTGGTCGAGCCGGCCACGGGTGGAGAAGGTGGCATGGAGATGGCCTCACCGGCTGGCGAGAACCGCGTCGGGAAGAAGATCTCGAAGACTCGCATGGCGAAGCTCCAGGATGCCATGAAGTACGCATCGGACGCCTATCACTGCGTGCGTGCCGTTGTGGCCGACGCTGCCGACGGCGAGCTCGACGGCAAGATCGCCGAAGGCGAGGATCCGGTGATGAAGGTCGAGCCGATGGACGACCCGATGAAGAAGCAGTCCGCCGATCCTGGCGAGGCCGAGGCGCGCTCGGTCGATGCGCCGAGTGTCGTTAAGCCAGATACCTCGGCTGCGGATGTCGCAGACGAGGACGATGCGACCAAGCTCCGGGCGGCATTCGCGAGCCTCGTCAGGACGGCCGGGGTGACGAAGGCGCAGCCGGCGACCGACGACGACTTCGCTGCGTTGGCGGCGAAGGCGACAGACGCTGCGCGATCGGCGAAGGCCTATGCCGACGCGTTCGTCGGCGACCTCCGTCGCAAGCGCTAACATCGAACGCGCGGGATCTGATATTTTACAATCTGACTTCGGCGGTCCGGCGTCCTGCGGACGCAGACGGATGCGCATCGAGTCCAACCGCAGACGTCGCACTGTCCATATGTCCACAGCGAGTGAGCACCATGAGTGAGAATAACAACGAAGCGCCCAAAGCGCCGACCGTTTGGATTCCGTCGAAGGACGAAGTCCACACGATGATGAATGCCATGGACGAGATCCGCTCCCAGGTGAGTCCGGACTCGCCCATCGCCCGCAAGGTGGCCGAGCTCGACGAGCGACTGAACACGCTCGACCGCACGCTTCCCAAGGGCGCGAAGATCTACACGACCGGCAGCACGTCCCTCGACGAGGCGCATCGCGCCCTCGGCGACTCGGTTGCCGAGGCGTGGCGTCGCCGATTCCTGGGCAAGTCTGACGATCGGTTCCAGCGCGCGCAGACGGCCGGCACCGACTCGACTGGTGGCGTGCTCGTGCCTGATCTGGTGAGCCAGACCATGTCGCGCATTCCCGGCGAGGCGTCGCTTCCCGAGATCATGTCGGCTCGCTTCCCGATGGCGTCCGACGTGCTGAAGCTACCCATCACCACCTCCGGTCCTTCCATCTCGTATGCCGGTGGCAACTATGCTGCCGAGAATGCCGATGGTCCCGAGACTGGTGCCACGATGGACAACCCGACTCTGACCGCGAAGACTGTGCTCGCGATCGATACCGTGTCGATCCAGCTCACCGAGAACACCATCACTCCCGTCGCTCCGTTGCTCGGCCTTCTCTACAAGGAGGCGATCGATCAGGAGATGAACGTGCAGATGTTCTCGTCCTCGAATCCCTTCACCGGCGTCCTTCAGGAGGGCTCGGTGCAGGTCTACACGATGCCGACCGGCTCGACCGCGTTCTCGGTCGTGTCGTTCGACGACCTGCTCGGCACGCTGAACAAGTGTGCGACTAAGGTGCGCTGGCGCGGCGACTGGGTGATGCACCCGGACGTGCTTCGCTACGTCGTCGGCTTGAAGGATGGGCAGGGACGCCCGATCTTCCAGCCCGACTGGCCGGGCGGGTTCGTGGGTCCGGACTCCGCGCAGATCCCTGACCAGACCGCCGGTCGTCCCGGCCGACTGTTCGGCCGTCCGCTGTACGTGACCGACGCGATGCCGTCGACGTCCGGCACGGGCAAGGCGTTCATCGCCTACGGCTGGTTCAAGTTCGGTCACGCGTTCGGCGATCACACGCCGCTCGCGATCGACTGGTCCGAGCATGCCGGCTTCAAGTCGTACTCGATCGTGATGCGTGCGTCGCGCACCTTCGCGGTCAAGACGATCCTGCCGACGGCGTTCTCGGTCTGCAAGACTGCCTAACTCTAACTGACTGGCGGGTGTCCGCTGCACTACGGTGCGCGGTCACCCGCCTCACTTGTCGCAGGGACCACGTATGAGATCCGACCTCGTTCTAACAGGACACTCCGGCGCAGCCTTCGAGGCACTTGCCTCGGTCACGCTCCCGCGCGTCATGCAGTACGCAGCGCGCCACGGTGTGGATCTCTGGCGGACGAACCTCGACGGCGACCGTCCCGCGTCCTGGCAGAAGATCCTCCGCATCCTGTCGGCGCTCGATGCTGGCTTCGACCGCGTGCTCTGGGTCGACACAGATGTCGTCATCGCCGACCTCGGGCAGAACATCTTCGACGAGCATGACGGCCACGCCTGGCAGGCACTCGTCGTCCACGATACCGCGTGCGGCTCGGTGCCGAACTGTGGCGTCTGGCTCGTCACGCGCTGCATGCGCCAGCACCTGATCGACGCATGGGAGCGCGAGCAGTATGCCGACCACCCTTGGTGGGAGCAGGCCGCCGTCCTCGAGCTCATGGGCTACCACGTCACGCGAGACCCGGTCGCGACGCTACGACAGCCGACAGAGCTACACGCGCGAACGCAGGCGCTCGCGCCCGAATGGAATCACCACCCTCACGATCGCAACCGCGTCGCGGAGCCGAGATTCTGGCACGTGACGCAGTACGCCGACCGGATCGAGACGGCGCGGGCAATGGTCAGGCGTGCAGAGGAGACCCGATGAAAGTCCGAATCACTGAAGACTGCGACACGATCAAGGGACGGATTGTCGTCTACGCGACGCCACGCGTGATCGACCTGCCGATCGAGGAGGCCGCGCGTCTCGTGCGCGCAGGCGTGGCCGAGTACGCCGACGCTCCTCCTATCGAGAATCCCGACAAGCCCGAGGATCGCATCGGAGGGCGCGGCCTCAAGCGTATGACCGCGACCATCAAGTCGTCGATGATCCGGTGAAGCTCCAGTGGGCGTTCAATAACTCGATCGTGCCCGGCAACGGATACGGCTACACCTCGGCGTCAGTGCGCTTGCGAGATGCGGTCGCGGCGCTCGGTGTCGAGATCGCGGACGACGCCGGCACGGCAGTTCACTTCTGCCATCCGAATAACTACTACCCGGCCAATGGCAAGCGGAACGTCCTCTTCACCATGTACGAGGGCGAGCCCGTACCGCCGGAGTTCGAGCGTGCATTCGCGCTCGCCGATCTTGTCGTCGTCCCGTCCAGGTTCTGCTCAAGCCTCTTCGGGCCGGCACTGCGTCGCCTGCGCAAGCGCTGTGCGATCGTACCGCTTGGCTTCGACCCAGAGCAGTTCCGATACGAGCCTCGCACCTGGCAACCCGAGGACGGGACGCCGTTCGTTTTCCTGCACCTCGGAGCTGTGAACGGCCGCAAGGGTACCGGCTCGCTGATCGAGGCATGGTCGATCGGCTTTCAGTCGACGCCGTGGCTGCACCTTTACCTGAAGCACTCGGTGCCAGAGGGCACCGTCTCGCGGTTCGAGCGAATCCGTAACGTCACCTTCGACACGCGAGCGGTACCCGACGACGAGCTGCTGGCGATCTACCGGGCCGCGCACTGCCTGGTCATGCCGAGCCAAGGCGAGGGCTGGGGACTGCCGATGATGGAGGCGCAGGCGATCGGCCTGCCAGTGATCAGCACGCGCTGGTCTGGTCAGATGGACTTCCTGGACGACTCGACGGCATGGTTCGTCCGTCACCAATTCCAAACGATCATCAACTCCCGGCAGGATCCGTTTCGCGCTGCCGTGGCCGACTCCGTCGACCTGGCCGGCGTGATGGCTCGGGTAGTCGAGCGCTACCCGATGGCGCTCAAGAAGGCGGAGCGTGGAGCGCAGAGGGCACACGCACGGTACACCTGGCGGCACTGTGCCGAGCGACTGATCGAGGCGCTGGAGGCCAGCACGGTAGCGAGGGCGGCATGAGCACGCGACGCAAGCCAGACCTGCCCGAGTCGCTGCGCGAGACGGTGCTGGCCATGCGACGGCAAGCGCGTCGCGTGCTGGCCGGCTTTGACCTGTCGACCAGACGCCACCAGGACCGGCGCGACATGCCGAGGT